GCTTTGTGTCGCCAGCTTTCATTGTGTCCAAGATCTGATTCGTACAAGTATGCTCCTGAAGAGTAGAGCGAAGCTCTAGAAAATCATCTTCAGTTAACATTACGTAGTTCTCGTTGTTAAGGCTGAAACCGAGGATAGGCATCCGACTGTCAAGAATTGCTTCTTCAACAATCTTTTCCAAAACCGTCGCTTTGACGGTAAAAGAAGCTTTGCCCGTCCACTTATGCTCTATAAGCAAATCAGTAGAACGCACATCGCCTTTCCGACTCCAGAAAGCTCCGCTTCCAGCGCTACGCTGTCCGCCAACTTTCTTTGCAAGTCGGTCCTCGTGCTTCTTAGACTCTCGTTGGCCCTTACTCTTCATAAGCGAACTTAGACCCAGCTTTAATTGAGTCCAGCACGTCCCGTTCAAGGGCCTCTTTCAAGTCAATCTCTTCCCGTATTGAGGCAAGCATAGCATCTGCACCCTGCCATTGTCGATCCCCGTATCGGTAGTAAGCCCCAGCACGGACAATAACCTTGTTTAACTTACCAATAGCGATTAATTCTTTACCAAAATCAAGTTCTCCAGCAGGTATTTCCCCGCCCTCAGCAAAGTAAAAATCAAAAGAAGCCACACGTGATGGTGGGGCGGACTTATTCTTTAATACTCTAGCTTTAATTGTTTGGCCAACACGATGCTTGTCCTCACCAGTTCCAGCCTCAATCCACTCATCTCTGCGTACATCTATACGGGTAAAGTAACTGTAATTCTTTCCCTTACCTCCTGGGGTAGTGCGCGGGTCGCCGTACATAACCCCAACCTTGTCGCGCCATTGATTAATCATAATGCCAATAAACGGGCGCTCAAACTCTGTAAGACTACGTTTAGATGCTAGTCCAACTTTACGAAAAAACTTATTAGTAAGTAACGCGCCACGACCTACAGTGTGCTCGTCCATGTTTTTGTCGTCTTCTGCGCTGGGCACTAACGATGGAAGTGAATCAACAACAATACAATCAATTGCTTTACTCTCTACAACCTGTATAACCGCCTCGTACGCCTCTTCCATAAGGTTTGTAGATACTACGTACACGCGAGAAGTATCAACGCCGCACATTTCTGCGTATTTTGGTACCCACTGCTCTGCTGCTACCCATACAGTTGTAAAGTCTGGATTAAGTTTTTGATTTGCTGCAATAGTTTTTAATGCAATTGCTGTTTTACCTTGACTCTCTTCACCAATAACCTCATGCCACTGATTAATTGGCCACCCACCACCTAGCGCTACGTCTAAAGAAATAGAGCCAGTAGTTATATAACCCATAACATCATCTCTAATGTCAGACCCTAAAACAATTGTGCCTAGGCCCATTTTTTTATTAATTGAGCTAAATACTTTTGCTAACTCACCTGTAATTGCCATTAAATATGTCCAATGATTGTCTGTGGATTAAACCCGCCTGCTTGCACTTGCTTTGATGGTTGAGCTGGCCCTGAGGCCTGTGGCCCGCTTGTTATGCCTTTGCCCATACCTGAACCGCTTTGTGTGATTGGGTACCCGCAATCATAACAACGTTTACGAGACTCTGCAGTTGCGCCTCCTACGTAGTTACCGCTACCACATCCTGGACACCGATCCGCCATAGGAACTGCGGGAGCGTCCACTGGGTATGAAGGCTGTTGTAACTGATATGGGACCTGCTGTTGCGGAACGTAAGTAGGCTGTATAACTTGTTGTTGAGGTACGGGTTGAACACCCAGTTTTTTTGCAAACCAATCAGCGTTACTCATTATCAATATCCATATCTACTCTTCCTGAACTTATTGCGGCAGTTTCTAGTATACCAAGGCTAAGCCCAATAGATAAAGCGCCAATTAAAGACGACATAGAAATTGCCTTATATATAACAGAAGAGGCCTCTATTTCTTCTTCAGACATTTCATTATTAGTTTTAGATTCTTGTAAAGCAAGCATAGTAGACACGCTCATATCAGAGATAGAATCAATAAAAGGCATTAACTCAAAAATACCGCTAAGGCGTAGATCGCTATCTTCTTTTTCTTTAACGTCGCCCTCTTCACTAACTCTATTTAAACCAACGCCCTCTGCTAAAGAGTTTGCAGGAGCTAGCCCTGTGTCGTATAGGTACCAACGAAGCATAGTTGATAACGGGATCTCTGTAGATACGACCTCAAACTTTTTCTTTCTTTTGTTATACCACGCCATGTTTAACCCATTTCTTTTCTAGTTGTTTACTCATTTTGCCTCTCCCCACTTGGTAACTACTTTAATATCTGCTACTAAAGGAATGGGTAGAATCTTAATTTCTTCCATAGCCTCACGGATAGCGCTGATTGTTTGGTCTACCAGATGGTCTGGGGTTAACGTTACAAGCTCGTCGTGCACTGTAAGGATCAATTTAGCACCTTCTGGGATCATCTGATGAGCACGCACCATAGCAACTTTAATAATGTCAGCAGCCGAGCCTTGAATCCTTGTGTTAAACGCTTGACGCTCAGAGCTAGACCTAAAGCTGTGGACTTTAGACGAAATATCAGGAAGATAGCGTCTACGCTTTAAAATTGTAGTAACGTACCCTTTATTACGAGATAGGCCAATAACCTTAGCGCGGTAGGTGCTAACAGCCGCAAATTTATCAGAAAAGTCAGTCAAAAGCTTTTTTGCCTCATTGACCGAGCACCCAATAGAACGTGCGATTTTGTCAGGGCCTACGCCGTAAGCCATAGCAAGCACAAGAACTTTACCTGCTTTACGGTCTACCCCCATCGTATCTCCTACCGTAGTGTAAATATCCCCACCATCTAGATAGTTTTTCATCATAATTGGGTCTTCTGACATTGCCGCAATTACGCGAGGCTCAATCTGTGAGTAGTCGGCTACTACCAATTTGTACCCCTCAGGGGCTGTAAATAAATTACGGATAGAGCGCCCGTGCGCAGTGTGCGGAGCAGGTACATTTTGAAGGTTAGGGTTACGGCTAGAAAAACGACCAGTCTCTGCCCCCCATTGAACAAAGTCACCGTAGATGCGGCTATTAACTAACATAGACTCTCGGGTTTCAACTTTTGATTTACCGCCCACGGTTTTAGTTACCTCACCGCCTAAATACGGAATTACGTACGTACTCATCAACTTATTTAAATCTGAATAAGTTAAAAGGGCGTTTACCAACTCATCTTTTTCTCGATAAGGTTCTAACGCCTCAGCAGATACGGAATAGTCTTTGTAGTCAAGTTCAGTCTCTGCTTTTTGTAACCCTTTACCAGTAAGGAGTTGTGGCCGTAACCCTCGACAACCTTCGTCGCGAGGCCCGTATAAAATGTATTGTTTTTCATTATTTGAATTAATATTAAACGGCTGACCAGCAATGCGATAAATATTAGATCTAACCTCTTCGATCTCAAGCACTAGCTTGTCATGAAGAATCTGTAATTCATTTGTATCAATGGGTGCGCCAGTCAATTTCATATCGCAAAGCACACGAAGAACATCCATCTCCAACTTCATAACGCCTTCAACATCAGCAGCCGCCAACTTTGGAGCAATAGACTTCCAAAGAATAAACGTGTATTTAGCGTCTAAGTAAGAGTATTTAGCTACCTCGCTAAACGAATAAAGCTCAACTTGATGGCCAATGCCCTTTTCCATGCTGTAGCCCAGCTCTCGCTGTAAGCAATCGTCTAAACCTAACTTGCCTTTGTTCTTGTTATCATATAAAAAAGAAGCCATTAGCGTATCAAAATAAGGCCCTAGAGGCACACTACCTCCGTAGTACTTTGCTACAGAACTAAGATCAAATACTAAGTTGTGGCCTATAGTTAATATGCTGTCGTTAAACATTAAAGGCTTAATTGCTTTAAATACTTCTGCTGGGAACAACTGTGTAGGGGCCTCATCAAACACTTTGATTGCTTTTTTCTTATCACGAGAGTAGTCCAACTCTCGGGCAGGTAATCCCGCAGCCACTCGTTTTTCACCTTGTCCAGTTAACGGAAAAGATTCAGAAACAAACTCCCCGTGCGGGTGCCCCATAGGAATTACATCGCCTCTGCCATGAGTAGCAAAGCTAATCCAAAGAACTTCGTTTACAGCAGGAGTGCCGCGATGATCTCCAACGGTTTCCACGTCAAATGCAAACGAGTCTTGCTTAAGATAGTAATTAACCATCTCGTTTAACTGTTCTTTTGTTGTAATAATATTCAAGCTGCACCCCTTATAAAGCCGAAAGGCTAGAGCCAGGGGATATAGGCCCTAGCCTTTCAGCGACCTATTTATTAAAGAAGTGAAGAAGCAACCGCTTCTAGTTCTTCCCAAGTTGGCTCCTTAATAGCGGAGCGTTCAAACGGCACCATTGCAGCAATTGCTTTTTCAATTGCTTCTTCATCTGTAATGCCCCAGTCCTCAGCGAGATCACGTGGCTTAACTGGATTAATATGGTACACAGTTGATTGCATCTTGCCTGTACGACTAATCGCCCAGTAGTTCTTTGTTAAAGGGCCTGCTGGTGAAAAGTGCGCGGCATGCAGTGATTTGTACAAACGTGGACTTGCAATAAGCATTTGACGCTGCGGACCACCAGGTGCGCTGAGGTTAGCAATTGTAAATGCTTTTTTATCTTCAGGCTTACTTCCAATCTTTACACACAACGGGTCATTAGCACCTAGTGAAACGAATGAACGCTTACCTGATGTAATTTGCGACAAGAAGTGCTGCTTGTAGATAGCGAACGGGCCATCTTGATCAAGGAACTTAATTACTTGAAAGTCACCATCGCTGAATTTAAATTCAACTGGATAACCGCCTGCTGGTGCAGATGCTTTATCTGCGGCTTCCCAACCAGATTGAATTACTGAGCTTGTGCTCTGGGCTGGTCGGTCTTCAATTGCTGTGTTAGAAAACTCGTCGTTCTCTGCTACG